GTCACACGCGCTTTTTCAAGGGTTTTGCCGTTTTTGAGGATTGCTGAGCATGGCCAAACGCGGCCCGCAACGCACGCCGACCGCCGTCCTCGAGCGCCGCGGCTCCTGGCTCGCGCCGGCACGCTCCGACGAGCCACGCCCCGCCCCCGGGCTTCCCGACTGCCCGCCCTGGCTCTCGCGCGCCGGCGTCGCCGTCTGGCAAGCCCTCGCTCCACAGCTCCACGCCCTCGGCATCCTCGCCGAGATCGACCAGAACGCCCTCGCCCGCTATTGCCACACCTTCGCCCGCTGGCGCACCTGCGCCGAGTTCCTCGCGCGCCACGGCAACGTCTTCCCCGTCAAAGACAAGTCCGGCCGAATCATAGAGTTTCGCACACACCCCGAAGCCGCCATCTCTCTGAAACTCAGCGACCAACTCAATCGCCTCGAAGCACAGTTCGGCCTCTCGCCCTCCGCACGCGCGAGCCTCACCGTCGAGAAACCCAAGGACACCAGCGCAGAGCATGAGCGCTTCTTCGGAGCCGCCGCCCGTGGCGCATGAGCTGACAACCATCGCCCGCAACATCCCCGGCTACGATCCCTTCGCCACCGCCGGCGACTGCCATTTCGACGAGGCCGCCGCCCAGCGCGTGCTCGACTTCTTTCCCGCCTACCTCACACACATCAAGGGCCCGATCGCCGGCCAGCCCTACCACCTCAATCCCTGGGAACAAGCCGTCGCTGTCAATCTGTTCGGCTGGAAGCGACCCGACGGCACGCGCCGCTATCGCGAAGTCGGCATCTGGGTCGGCCGCAAGAATAACAAGTCCACCTTCGCCGCCGGCCTCCTCAACTTTGTCACCTTCTGCGACGGCGAGCAGGGCGCCGAATGCTACTGTGCCGCCGCCGATCGCGATCAGGCCACCCTCGTCTACGATCCCGCGATGCGCATGATGCAAGGCAACGACGCGCTGCGGAAAATGGGGAAAGCCTACGCGACCAGCCGGACGGTCACCTTCGAGGAGCGCGCCTCCTTCTACAAGGCGATCTCCGCCGACGCCAATACCAAGCACGGCTACAACGCGCACCTCGTCATCATCGACGAGCTCCACGCCCAGCCCAATCGCAACCTCGTCGATGTCCTCATCACCTCCACCGGCGCGCGACTCCAGCCGATCATAGTCTACATCACCACCTCAGACTTCGAGCGCAAGTCCGTCTGTAACGAAAAGCTGGACTATGCTCTCAAGGTCCGCGACGGCGTCGTCGACGACCCCGCGTTTCTGCCAGTCCTCTACATCGCCAGTGACAAAGACGACTGGACCTCGCCCGACACCTGGGCCAAGGCCAACCCCAATCTCGGCCGCTCGATCTCCCTCGAGTACCTCGAACGCGAATGCCGCCGGGCCCGCGACGTCCCCGCGTACCTCAACACCTTCAAGCGCCTCCACCTCAACATCAAAACCGAGCAGGCCACACGCTGGCTCTCCGGCGACCACTGGGCCGCGTGCGGACACGACGTCGACGACGCCGTCGCCTGGCGCGCCGCCATGCTCGACGAACTCGCCGGCCAGCAATGCCACGCCGGCCTCGACCTCGGCTCCACCAGCGATGTCACCGCCCTCGTCCTCATGTTCCCGCGCGCCGACGAGCCCGACATCTTCCTGCCGTTCTTCTGGATTCCCGAACAAGGCGTCCAGCGCAAAGACTATCGCTACAAAGAGCTGTACGAAACGTGGATCCGCCAGGACTTCATCAAAACCACCGCGGGCGACGTGACCGATTACGACTTCATCCGCAAAGACATCAACACCCTCGCCGACGCCTACGGCATCGAAAGCATCGCCGTCGACCGCGTCTTCCAGGGCGCCCAACTCTGCACACAGCTCATGGGCGACGGCCTCGAGCTCGTCAGCTTCGGCCAGGGCTTCTTCAGCATGGCCGCGCCGACCAAAGCCTTTGAGGAGCGCGTCGTCGGCCACGCCCTGCACCACGGCAACAATCCCGTGCTCAACTGGATGGCCGACAACGCCCAGGTCGTCTCCGACCCCGCCGGCAACATCAAGCCGATCAAGCCCAGCCCCAACTCGCCCGCCAAGATCGACGGCATCGTCGCCGCGATCATGGCCCTCGCCCGCGCCAGCGCACAACAGCCCGCCGGCGCCTCCGTCTATGAAACGCGAGGTCTGATCACCGTATGAGCAAGTGGACCCCAGAGCGCCGCCGCCTCGCCGCCAAGATCAGCACCGTCGTCGCCGCCCTCGGCTGCCTCTTCGTCGGCGCCTGGCAGATCTCCCCGGCCGCCGCGTGGATCACCGTCGGCGCCGTCATCTGGATCGACCTCACCATCGGGACTTTCAAGTCATGAGCGTCATCGCCAGCCTGATCGAACCGAAAGCCGACACGACCGCGAAGCATCCCGAGCAATGGTTTATCGACGCGGTCACCGGCGGGAAAACCTCCTCGGGCGTGAAGGTCAGCCCCAGCGCGGCGCTCCGAATCTCAGACGTCTTCGCCTGCATCCGCAACATCGCCGAAGACGTGGCCAAGCTCCCGCTCAAAGTCTACCGCACACAGCCGCGCGGCAAGAAGCCGCTCCCCGATCATCCCGTCCACGCGCTCCTCAACAAGGCGCCGAACGACAACATGACCGCCATGAGTTTCCGCGAAACGATCATGGCCCACGCCGTCGGCTGGCACGGCGGCTATGCCGAAATCGAGCGCGACCCGCGCGGCGAGGCCGTCGCGCTGAACCCGATTCACCCCAGCCGCGTCACGCCCGGGAAGCTCGGCAAGGGCGTCGCCTACAAAGTGAAGAACGACGACAAGGGCCTCGAGCCCGTCGTCATCGACGCCCGCAACATGCTCCACATCCACGGCCTCGGCCCCACCGGCGTCTACGGCCACATGCTTCTCGACCTCGCGAAAGAATCGATCGGCGTCGCCATCGCCGTCCGCAAGTTCGCCGCGTCCTTCTTCGGCAACAACACGCAGCTCGCCGGCCTCCTCAAACATCCGGGCCAGCTCTCCGACGAGGCCCAAACACGCCTGCGCACGTCTTGGTCCGAGATCTACCGCGACGCCTGGAAGCCCGGCATCCTCGAAGAAGGAATGGAGTGGGAACAGCTCGGCGTCGAGCCCGAAAAGGCCCAGTTCCTCCAGACGCGCCAGTTCAGCGTCGAAGACATGGCCCGCTGGTTCCGCATGCCCCCGCACAAAATCCAGCAGCTCCTCCGCGCCACCTTCAGCAACATCGAGCACCAAGGCATGGAGTACGTCGTCGACACGCTGCTGCCCTGGGCCATCCGCGCCGAGCAGGAGTTCGGCCGCAAGCTCTTCTTCCGCAACGAAGACGACCTCTACCTCAAGCACATTTTCACCGCCCTGCTCCGAGGCGACCAGGTCCGCCGCGCCACGTTCTACCGCACGATGTTCAACATCGGCTCACTCTCCCAGAACGACATCCGCGAGCTCGAAGATCAAAACCCGATCCCCGGCGGCGACGTGTACTACGTGCCGCTCAACATGAAACCGTCCGACCAGGACGCGGAAGAACCGGCCGCGTCCGACGAAGACACGGACTCCGGCGACGAGAGTGATCCCCCCCCATTCTCGCCGCCGGACCGCGTCGACCAGATCGTCAGCGCCCACGTCCCGCTCTTCGAGGACGCCCTCCGCCGCGTCTACCTGAAACAGCAGAAAGCCGCGGTCCGCGCCGCCAAGAAGCACGCCGGCGACGAGCCCGCCTTCGCCGACTGGCTCAAAACCTTCCAGGCCGCCCAGTTCAACTATCTCGAGAAGGCGATCACGCCGCCGGCGTGGGCCCTCGTCGAGGTCCTCGTCGCGCCGATCAACCGCGCCGCGGCCTACGGCGCCGCCGCAATCGTCATCGACCGCGTCGCGTATTATTACAGACAGACCGTGCTCGGCGCCCTGTTCGCCGACTTCCGCGAGGGCAGGATCGATAGCGCCTGCGCAGAACAACTTGACGAGCTTCCGCCCCGCGACGCTCGCGAACTCGCGGCCAGCCTCGCCGAAGTCGCGCTCGCCGCCGCCGCCCCCGAGGAGACACACTGATGCCGCAAGATCCCGCCGGCCTCGTCCTGCAGCTCGCGGCTACCGAACCCCGCTGCGTCGCGCAGCACCTCGGGCCCTGGATGATCGAGCCCGCCTGGTTCGGCAAAGCCCTCGCCGCGGTCCGCGCCGGCGAATGGCCCGTCAGCGTCGAAGCCGTCACGCAGAGCGACCGCCGCGCGTCCGATTACACGCTCGACGCCGACGGCATCGCCATCGTGCGCATCATCGGCCAGACGCAAAAGGGCGAGAGCAAGTACGGCGGCACCTCCACGATTCGCCTCCGCCGCGCCCTCCGCGACGCCGCGGCCGACGACGCGGTCAAGGCCGTGCTCCTCGCCGTCGACTCGCCCGGCGGCACCGTCGCCGGCACAGCCGAACTCGCCGACGCCGTGACCGCCCTCGACAAGGCCAAGCCCGTCTTCGCCTACATCGAAGACCTCGGCGCCTCCGCCGCCTACTACGTCGCCGCCCAGGCCCGCCGCATCAGCGCCAACGCCGCGGCCCAGGTCGGCAGCATCGGCACGCTCGTCATCCTCGAAGACTACTCCGCGCAGGCCGAGCAGCTCGGCATCAAGGTCCACGTCGTCTCGTCCGGCCCGTTCAAAGGCGCGTTCGCCGTGGGCGCGGAGATCCCGCCAGATCACATCGCCTACGCGCAAGACATCGTCGACGTCTACGCCGAACAGTTCAACCAGGCCGTCAAGCGCGGCCGGAACTTGTCCATCGGCGCCGTGCGCGAGCTCGCCGACGGCCGCACCCACATCGGCGCCCAGGCCAAAGAGCTCCGGCTGATCGACGCCGTCGAGCCCTTCGACGAAACACTCAAGCAGCTCCGCAAGGAGATCCCGACGCCGACGCCCGCCGCGAACAAGCGCGCCCGGGCCGAACGCAAGATCGCCATGCAAGAGCTGAGCGACTGACCCCGCCGGCGGCGCAGAGCCGCACGCCGGCGCATCGCACGCTCGCAGAGCCGAGCGCATCGGAATTGGACGTAACAGAACACACAACTGAGGAGGGCAATCCATGCCCGCGACAAAGAAACTGGACCCGAACGAGCTTCGGCACGAAAAGGCCATGAAGCTCGACGCGGCCAAGGCCATTACGGCAGCGGCCACGGTCGAAGAGCGCGATCTCACGGAAGAGCAGGACACCAAGGTCGACGCCCTCGTCGCCGAAGCCAAAGACCTGGAAGCGCAGGCCGTGGCCTTCGAGGCGCAGGAGCGCAAGGTCCTGGCGCGCAACCAGGACATCACCGACCTCTTGACGCCCGCCGATCCGCTCGACCGCGGCAGCGTGGCCGCCGTCGGCCGTGACCTGCCGACGCTCCCCGCCATTCCGCTGCCCTACGGCCGCCTTCGCACCTTCAAGGGCGAGATCAACGGCATGCCGGCGCACGAACGCGCCTACCGCTTCGGCATCTGCGTCGCCGCCTCGTGGGGTCAGAGCTGGGCCCGCCAGCGCGCCGAACAGTTCGGCCTGGACAACATCCTCGCCGCCCAGACCGAAGGCGCCAACACCGGCGGCGGATTCCTCGTCTTCCCCGAGTTCTCCCCGGACATCATCGATCTCATCGAGACGTACGGCGTCGCCCGCCGCCTCATGGACCTCGAGCCCATGGCGAGCGACACCAAGAACATCCCTCGGACCACCGGCGAGCTGACCACGTACTTCGTCGGCGAAAACGCAGCGGCCACCGAGAGCGAAGCGACCTGGGATCAGGTCGGTCTGATCGCCCGCAAGCTCATGGCGATTACAAAGATCTCCAACGAACTCCGCGAAGACTCGATCGTCAACATCGGCGACAAAATCGCCAAAATGATCGCCCGTGCCTTCGCCAAGACTGAAGACGAGTGCGGCTTCAAGGGTGACGGCTCGCAGACCTACGGCGGCATCCACGGCCTCAACCCGCGCATGCTCGCCGTGCACGGTGTCGTCGCCACCGTCGGCCAGGCCCTCGGCGCCGGCAATCTCCTCAGCGAGATCACCCTGGCCAACTACCACAGCGCCGTCGGCAAGCTGCCGAGCTACGCAGAAGCCGAAGCGAAGTGGTACACGAGCAAATGGGTGTGGTCGAACAGCATGCAGGCCCTCGCGTCCGCAGCCGGCGGCAATACCTGGGAGACGATCTCCAACGGCAGACGCGAGAAGATGTTCATCGGCTATCCCGTCGAAATCGTCAACGGCTGCTTCCCCACCTCCGACGCAGACAGCCAGGTCCTGGCCGTCCTCGGCGACCTGGAGATGGCCGCCAGCTTCGGCGACCGCCGGCAGGCCGCCATCGTCACCAAGGAAGTCGACGACGACGCCAAGTACGACCGCGTCAGCATCCTCGGCCGCGAACGCTTCGACATCAACGTCCACGACGTGGGCGACACGACCACGGCCGGCCCCGTCATCAGCGTCATCAGCGCCGCAAGCTGATCCGGCTGAACATCTCGAAGGAGCCTCACCATGATCGAATCTCAAGACACCAAGCTGGAGGTCATGCTCGCCCCCGGAACGACGACGCTGGCCACCAACAGCAGCAACTACGGCTACCTCGACACGCTCGGCTGGGACTACGCGACCATCGCCTACATGACGAACAAGTTCGCCACGACCTCGGCCTGCGCCACAACCCTCGAACTCACCGAGGGCACCAACAGCACCGCGGCCAGCGCGATCGTCGCCTTCACCGGCGGCACGTCCGTGGTCGCCGACTCCACCGGCTTCACCATTCCCGTGTACGAGGGAACGAGCGACGGCACGATCGTCAGGTTCAACGTCAACCTGACGAAGCGCGAGCGCTACCTGCGCATCAAAGTAGCGCCCGGCGCCGCGGACACTCCGCACGTCCTCGCCACTCTCAGTCGTGGCCGCGAGGCCATTCCCGGCAGCGACGACGGAAGCGTCGCCGTCGACGTCACAGGCTAACGCCCCAGGGCCAAGCCCCCGCTCCGGCTTTCCCCCCTTTCCCCGGAGCGGGGGCAACGGCCCCGATGGAGCGCACCCGCCCTCGGGTGCTTTGCCGTTGCCGTTGCCGTTGCCGTCCAAGAGGAAAAAAACATGCCGGACACCCTGAACGGCCACGTCGTCCACTTCAACCAGGACGCCCGCTTCAGCGCCCCGCGCGAACTCCCGCAGACGTTCCGCCTCGACCCGAACGTCGAAACGCTCCCCAGCGGCGCCGTCAACCCGATCACCGACACGCGCATGGACCAGATTCCGCCAAAGGCCCTCCTGCAGATCGGCCGGACCTTCGCGCACGGCATGAAATACGAAGCCGGCCGCCCCGGGAACTGGCGTGGCGTGCCGCCCGAAGAGCACCTGAATCACGCGCTGCGACACCTCGTGCTCTGGCAGGCCGGCGACGCGACCGAAGACCACGTCGGCCACGTCCTCGCGCGCATGATGATGTGGGGAGAACTCCTCCTGTGAAGCAAGGAAAAGAGAAGATGCCAGTCTTGGACATCAGCGGCGTCGATACGCGCTACTCGACAAGCGCCTCTTCTGTCGGGGAGTTCACCTACGCCGCGCCCTCGGAACCACCGACGAAACGTCGTCCTGTGACGCAGGACATCGCAACCTGGATGCGCAAAACGCAGCCCCCGGGCGCCGTCTGGCTCGCCGGCTACGCGCGATCCGGCGCCGCCCTCATCCGCTCGATCCTCGCCCACAACTTCGGCCAGCAGACCGCCTCGGTCTATCCCGAAGCGAAGATCGGCGACGCCTACACCGCCGCGCTCAAGTGCCTGCACTGGCCCATCAGCACGGACGCGATGCACGCCCTCCTCGCCAGGCAGAAAACCATCGCCATCAAAACGCACGAATACCCGACGCGCCCCGCGGAACCCGTCCGCAGCATCATCATCGTCCGCGACGCCCGCCGCGTCTTCGCCAGCCTCAAAGCCTTCTACGCCGCACGCAACGACACCGACGTCAGCATGACGGACATCATTCGCGGCGACCACCTGTGGCGCGACTGGTCCGGCTGGATCCGCGCCTGGGCCTACGCCTCGCGCCCCGACACGCTCTGGCTCCGCTACGAAGACGTGATGGCCCAACCGTGGAAGTGGATGAACCGCCTGGCGCGTTGGCTCGACTGCCCGCGTCGCGGTGGTGACTTCCCGGCCTTCGACGACCTCCACAAAGCGAACCCGGGCATCTTCCGCTGCGCCGCGACGACCGGCAACGGCGGCATGACCGACGACGAAGAGAAACTCTTCTGGCAGCTCCACGGCGGCACCATGCGAATGCTGGGCTATCACGAATGAGCGAGTATCCGTCAAAGCGATCGTTCTTCATCGGCCGCTGGCAGCCGCTCCACGCCGGCCACATCGCGATCATCCGCACGGCCCTCGACGAAGGCCGCCAGGTGGTGATCGGAATCATGGAGACGCCGCCCAGCCGGCGCAATCCCTTCAACCTGCTCGAGCGCGGCGAGATGTTCGGCCTTGAGTTCGGACTCGAACTCGAAGCCGGCCGGATGAAGGTCCTGCCGATGCCCTGGATCGACGAAGTCTGCTACGGCCGCGACTGCGGCTGGCGAACGCGACGCATCCACCTCGATCCGGAGATCGAGGCCGTGAGCGCGACGGAAATACGACACGAACTGGAGGCCGGAACATGGCGGGCGAGATCCGACTGAACCTGGGCGCAGGCAGCACCGTGATCGAGGGCTTCACCCCGATCGACCGCAAGCTCGGCTCCGAGGTCTACCCTCTCGCCGACTACGCCGACAACAGCGTGGCCGAGATCCGCGCAAGCCACATCCTCGAGCACTTCAGCCAGGCCGAAACGCTCCCGGTCCTCGACGAGTGGGTCCGCGTCCTCAAGCCCGGCGGCGCGATCAAGATCGCCGTGCCAAATTGGTCGTGGGTCACGGACGCGATGTTCGGAGGCAAGGAGACCGAAGACGGAGCGGCCTTGCTCGAAGCGTATCTCCTCGGCGGGCAGACCGACGCGGACGACTTTCACAGATCGCTCTGGACGCTCCCGAAACTGATCCGGCTCCTGGAGGCCGCTGGTCTTGAGCGGCTCGCCCGCTGGCGAGACGCCGTAAAGGACTGCGCCGCCCTCGACGTTTCCCTCAATCTCGAAGGCACCAAGCCCGCCGGCGCGGCCACGGAGAATCCGGAAGTCGCGACCTGCGAGAGCACCGAGGCCGCGCCCGCCGGGCCCGCCAATCCGCAGCAGAAGCCCCGCGTCTGTGCCGTCATGAGCGTCCCGCGCCTCGGGTTCATGGACAACATGTTCTGCGCCGTCCAGGCCTTCGCGCCGTTGCGGATCCCGCTGAAACATTACACCGGCGCCTTCTGGGGACAGTGCCTCACGCGCTGCCTCGAAGAGGCGATCGACGAGGGCTTCGACCTCATCTTCACGCTCGATTACGACACGATCTTCACGCGCGACGACGTGCTCTACATGATCAAGACGATGATGGATCATCCCGAGTTCGACGCGCTCTGCGGCGCGCAGATGAAGCGCGACATCAACGCCGCGCTCCTCACCATGAGCGACGCCAACGGCGACTTCCTGCCCCGCGTGCCCGTCGCCGAGTTCCAGAAAGAGTTCACACAGGCACGTTCCGCGCACTTCGGCCTCACCGCCCTCCGCGCCGCCAAGGTCAAGGACCTTCCGCGGCCGTGGTTTCTCGGCCGCCCCGGGCCCGACGGCCGTTGGGACGACGGCCGACTCGACGCCGACATGGCCTTCTGGCAGACCTGGCGCGAAGCCGGCAACACACTCGTCCTCGCGAATCGCGTCCGCCTCGGCCACCTCGAGCTGATGATCAACTGGCCGACCAAGGACTTCGAGCCGCACTTCCAGCGCACCAAGGACTTCCACAAAACCGGCCGCCCCGAGGAGGCGAATCCATGAGAGTCGAAATGCTCAAGCCCTACAGCATGTTCGCCGTCGGCGAGCTTGCCGAACTCGACCCGCCGATCGCCACGCTCCTCATCCAGCGCGGCGTCGCCGCCGCCGTTGCCGTAAATGGAGCGCACCCGCCCTCGGGTGCCGTTGCCGTAGACGCCGTAGACTCTGCCGTGCCCGTGCCCGGAAAGCGCCGCCGCACGCGCCGGGCCAAGTCCGAAATCCTGCAACCGGAATCCTGACCATGGCCAAGCTCCAGAGCACGCCGCCCACTGCCGAGCCGATCAGCCTCAACGAGGCCAAGCTCCACTTGCGCCAGGACGGCGCCGGCGACGACGTGCTCATTCCGTCGATCATCCGCGCCGCCCGCGACGCGGCCGAGCGCTTCCTCCGCCGCCAGCTCGTCACCGCCACGTGGCAGCTCAAAGTCGACGCCTGGCCCGCGGTCGACTTCGAGCTGCCCCGGCCGCCGCTCGCGTCGATCACCTCGATCACCTACGTCGACGCCGACGGCACCACGCAGACGCTCGCCGCTTCGTATTACGACGCGCTCGCCGACGAGGAGCCCGGCCGCGTCATTCGCGGCTACCTCGACACCTGGCCGACCGTGCGCGGCCACGCCGAAGACGTGACCGTCACGTTCGTCGCCGGCTATGCCACGCCGTTCACGGTCGTCGCGGACACCGACGTGCTCACCTGGGCAGGCCGCACGCCCACGGACGCCGAGATCGTCCGCCTCAGCAACTCCGGCGGCGCCTCCGCCGCCCTGCCCGCAGCCCTGGCCGTCGACACGGACTATCACGTCCTCGATTCCGACGGCAGTACGTGCAAACTCGCGGCAGCCGCCGGCGGCGACGCCATCGACGTCACCGACACGGGCACGGGCACGCACTTCATCGGCGTCGTGCCCGAGGCGATCCGCGCCGGCATCAAGCTCATGATCGGCCACCTCTACGAGCACCGCGAGGCCGTCGTCATGGGCGGCTCGCCCGTCGAGCTTCCCCTGGCCGTCAAGTCGCTCTGGTGGCCGTACCGCGTCCTGGAGATCGCGTAGCCATGCCCGCCGGCCAGTACCGACATCGCGTCGAGCTGCAATCGGCCACGGACGTGCAGAACACGCTCGGCGAGCCCGCGCCCACGTGGGCGACCGACGCCACGGTCTGGGCCGCCATCAAGCCGATCAGCGGCCAGGAGCGCGTGCAGGCCCAGCAGCTCGCCGCCGAAGTGACGCACCTCATTCGCACCCGCTACGGCGCGACGGTCACCGCGGACATGCGCATCGTCTTCGGCGAGCGCGTCTTCGAGATCCTTTCCCACATCAACGTCGGCGAGCGCAACAAAGAGCTCGAGATCATGTGCAAGGAACAGCCGTGACAGGCAGCGCTGCAGACATTCAGATCAGCCTGGACATCGACGCCGCGAGCCAGCGCGCCCTCGAACGCGCCATGAACGCGCTGCCCGACAAGGTCTTCGACAAGGTCGTCAAGTCGGCGGCCAACGCGGCGATGACGCCCGTGCTCAAAGCCGCGCGTGCAAAGTGTCCTGTCGAAACCAAGCAGCTCAAGGCGAGCCTCGGCAAGAAGCGCAAGGTCTACAAGCGCAACGGCGTCGTCGTGGTGCTGATCGGCCCGCGCGACGGCTACAAAGATCCGGAGACCGGCCGGAATCCTGTGAACTACGCGCACCTCGTCGAGTTCGGCACCGCGCCGCACCTCATTCCCGCGGGCGAAGGCCTGAAGATCGGCCCGGCCGTCGTGCGCGGCACGGTCGAGCACCCCGGCGCGCCGGCCAAGCCGTTCCTCCGGCCCGCGCTCGACGAGAGCAAGCAGAAGGTCCTGGCGGCATACCGCAAGAAAGTGCTCCAGGGCATCGAACGCGAGACCGCCAAGCTGAGCAAGGGCTGACGCCATGGCAAGTTTCACGCAAGAGCAAGAGGCTTTCATCGAGAAGGTCGCCTATGCCGCCGCGAAGCACATCCTCAAGACGCACGTCGACACGTGCCCGTGGGGAAGGAAGCTCACGCGCGCGTTCTGGTTGGCCCTCGGCATCGGCATCGGCTCCGGCATGCTCGGCGCCACGGCCCTGATCAACGCATTGTCCTGAACGAG